TTACTTAAAAAAGGTTGAATCATATCCTTTGTATTTCTATCTATCGGAACAACATTAATATACTGCTTCACTGCGTTCATTAGAGTCCAACTTTCAGCAGGATTTCTATTCATAATAATCAAAACGCCTATACTCATCACAATAATTAATCCTATTTTATAATATTTTGTATACTGTTTAAAGTTATTCAAAATAAAATTGTCGTAATAGGTGTTATAAATAAGTCCTCCTGTAATTAAAAGAATCGTAAACTGAGGTGTCATTTAATTTTATAAATATAAAAAAATATCAAAAGAACAATGCATAGAAAGAAAAGATTATGAGTACGTCTTTGTTTATACATTTCATCTTTTGGAATTATTTCATTTTTATATTCATTATATTCTTTTATGTGGTTATTTTTTATCGTGTTGAATTTTTTATAAAGTAAATAGCCATATTCATTCATTGTCTCGGACTTATCGTGATAACATTGTATAGGATTTTTTAAAATAATATCAAATAAAATGGCTTGATCTTCATCGGACATAAAAAAGGGTATGGCTTTTATTAATTCAGATATTTTTTTCTTGTTTGGTTTGGATGGTTGATAATAATAACAAGCATATCTTATATATTGAAACACGCAATCACTATTCATTTAATATATAATATAAATATAATTACATCTATAGATTAGATGGATTCAAAAAAATATTTATGTAATAACTGTGGTAATTACGGGCATTTATTTTATAATTGTAAAAAGCCCATAACCAGTTTTGGAATTATATGTTATAGACGTAACTTAAAAAATAATATTGAATATTTATTGGTACAAAGAAAGGACACCTTAGGATATGTGGACTTCTTGAGAGGAAAATATTCCGAGACAAATAATTTTCAATTGATGAATATTATTAATGAAATGACGGATGAAGAAAAACAAGATATAATAGAAAAAACTTATAAGGAACTTTGGTCTAAACTATGGAACAACGTTCTAGAAACATATGAATTAAAAAATGAGGAAAAATTTAACTATATAAAAAAAAACAAGATGTATTTATTTACTTCTGATACAAAATGGAAAGAACCCGAATGGGGATTTCCAAAGGGTAGACGAAACTATAAAGAAAAGGACTTGGAATGTGCATTGAGAGAATTTAGCGAGGAAACTGGCTATGATAATAATGATATTACGCTTTTGAAAAATTTATCACCTTTTGAAGAAATCTTTACTGGTTCTAATTTAAAATCTTATAAACACAAATATTTTCTGGCATCTATTCCTTATTTTATTTCTTTAGATGATTGTAATTTTCAAAAGTGTGAAATCGGAAATATGAAATGGTTCTCTTACGAGAATGCTATAAAAGAAATAAGAGAATATAACATAGAAAAAATAGAGTTACTTAGAGAGATAAATAAATTGTTAGAAGAAAACACAATTTTTTAATATGAAATAACTATAAATGGAAAAAACAGGGATATACCCTCATTTAGACGATCCACAATTACAAAAAAAAATTACCCTTAAAAAGGAATTTGCCTATAAATATGATGGTGCGATTGAAAGCATTTCAAAAAAATCAAAAAAGATTTGTATGAAAAACACCACGTTTGAACTTAATCCTCACCAAGAATTTGTAAAAAGATTTATATCTTATAATACGCCTTATAATGGTCTCCTTCTTTACCACGGTCTAGGAAGCGGTAAGACTTGCTCAGCCAGTAGCATGACCGAATCTCTACGAATGTATTCAAGATATATTCCCAATTTTAAAAAAATACTTATCGTAGCTTCTCCAAACGTGCAAGAGAACTTTAAGTTACAGTTATTTGACCCTAATAAGTTAATAAAAAAGAATGGGTTATGGGATTTGAATGGTTGTGTAGGAAACTCGCTTCTAAATGAATTGAATATGTACACGATACACGATTTACCCAAGGAGGATATTGTCTATATGATTAAAAAAATTATAAAGGATAACTACTCCTTTATTGGATATGTTAGTTTTGCAAATTTTATAAAAAAATGCCTGGATTCTAGAGATAGAAAGAAGTTAAAATATACTTTTGAATCGCGTGTAGTTGTGATTGACGAAATTCATAATATAAGAGTGAACGACCAAGCCAGTGACAGTATCGGTAAAAAGGTTGCGGATATGTTAGATTCTTTGGTAAGAATTGTAAAGGGTATTAAGCTGATATTTTTAACGGGAACTCCAATGTACAATGACCCAAAAGAGATTATTTTCTTGCTTAATATTTTTAATTTAAATGATAACAGAACTACTCTTAAAATAAAGGATGTTTTTACTAAAAGTGGCGACCTAACTAAGGAAGGCGAATCACTATTAATAAGGGCGTCAAATGGATATATATCTTATGTAAGAGGTGAAAATCCATATGCATTTCCCTATATGGTTACTCCACAATTGTACAATGACCCAAAATCAACCAAAAGAATGATATCACCCAAGTATCAGTTTAATGGAAAAAAGATTGAAAATCCTATAGAACATTTAGATTTATATGGTTCTTATCTGTCAGATATTCAAGAAGATGCTTATGAGAAAATAATTGATGATATCTATGATAAATATAAGGATAGCGACGATTTTGAAAATCTTGAATCTCTTGGATACAATCAATTACTACGTCCCATTCAAAGTTTAATCGTTACCTATCCTGAAGGTAATCGTTATTTAACAAGTGAAGATGGTTTAAATTACGCAATGAAATATAAATCAAATAAATCAGAATTTGAATACAAACAAAATGAATTAAATGGTATGTTCAAATATGAAAACATAGGTATTTATAGTTCAAAAATAAAAGCCATTTTGGATTGTATTTTAAACTCAAAGGGTATTGTTTTAATTTATTCACAGTACATTTACGGAGGTATTCTCCCGATGGCTCTCGCCTTGGAAGAACTTGGGTTTAAAAGATATGGTGATGCGGCAAATAGTTTATTAAAGGAAAAGACAAACCCTCTTAACATATACAATTTAAAAAATGACCCTGGCTATACAGGTAAAAATAAACAGGCAAACTATTCTATTATTAGTGGAGATATTCATCTAAGTCCAAACAACAATGCAGAAATTGATGCTCTAACCCTCAACAACTCTGAAGGAGAAAGAGTAAAGGTTGTATTGATATCGCAGGCAGGTACTGAGGGTATAGACTTGAAGAATCTGAGACAAGTCCACGTCATTGAGCCTTGGTATAATTTGAATAGAATAGAACAGATTATTGGAAGAGCGCGAAGAAATTGTAGTCATATAGAACTTCCTCTAGAAGAAAGAAATGTAACTCTCTTTCTACATTGTTCTTATTTAAAAGACCCTGAGATGGAGACCATTGATAGAATGATTTATAGGTTTGCAGAAAAAAAGTCTATAAAAATAGGTCGTGTGTCTCGGATTTTAAAATCAGTATCGGTAGACTGTTTACTAAATCAAGGTCAACAAAACTTTGCAAATATAAAAGAGATTATCCCCATCACTTTAAGTAATGGAATAAATATTCAATATTCGGTAAAGGACGAACCCTTTAGTAGTTTGTGCGATTATATGGATAATTGCGAATTTAGTTGCATAAATAAAGTAAACGAGGAAGATAAAACGGACTTTTCAACCTTCTCTTATTCAAACTTAATAAATAATAAAATTAATGAAAAAATCAAAATGTTATTTAATAAAAGACACGTTTATAAATTAGATGAAATATTACATTTGTTACGCTCGTCTACTGTTAAAAAGTTAGAAATTATTAGAACTCTTAATGAAATGATTGAATACAAAACTACAATTAGTGATAAATTTTCAAAGACAGGATATATTGTACAGATAGCGGACCTTTATTTATTTCAACCAGACGAAATATCAGACCCTCAAATACTTATGCACGATAGAATGCGTCCTATTCCTATAAAAGAAAAGTATTTCAAGGGTGAATTAGAGGAAGTAAAAGAAGAGATTGATTTTTTTGGCGAAATAAAGGCGCTTTATACAAAGGCTACGACGGAAAAAGAAAATGATGATTGGTATAGTTTATACTATACCGCGTCTCATTATATGATAAATAAGGTTGGTATTTCAAGAGATAAAATAGACCATTATTTAATAACTCATTTATGCGAACAATGCATAGAAGAGGAAGAGGTCTCTCTATTGGACCATTTATTTTCTAAAGACGAAGAGGACCTGGACGAGTTTGAGACAAAATTAATGAAATATTATAGACAGTGGATTGTAGAAAAAGAGGGCATTGTTGCGATTGGAATCTTAGGAAGAGAAGAAAGTCACTCTGTTATGAAAGTTTATATTTTGTTACCCGAGTTAATAGGAATTGATAAAAATATTTGGAGAAAGGCTACCTTATCTGAAAGAGAAATGTTTAAAAACCTTTATAAATTCAAAAAGTATCCCTTTGCAGATGTGATTGGTTTTATGGGTTATTTTAATGATAAAAAGTATCAATTTAAAATAAAAAAGAAGGTTGTTACTACAACTGTTACAGGTACTTATGTGATGAATGATAAGAAAAGTGACATTTTAAATTTGATTAATAATGATATTCTTAAAAAGACGGTATACACCATAGAAAATACCAAGGGTATGAACCGAACCGTTATTACTATTATGGCTGAAATTTATATGAGATACTACGATGAGATAAACAGTGTAAGATACTTTTTATCTAAAAGGGAATATTTTCTTTTAATTGAAAAACCCTTCTTAGAAAGTTGATAAGGTGATAAAATTGAATTAGATGAAACAATATATATTAATATATAATGGCTGATATGCAACCTTTGAATGATATTAAGAACGTGGAAGGTCTTGAATATTTAAAATCAATAAATGATTCGTCTATTGATTTAATCTTAACCGACCCGCCCTATATTATTTCAAAAGAATCTGGAATGAATACGCATTATAATAAAGTTAAATATAATGAAGAAAATCATATAGAATTTGTAAAAACAGAAGAAGAATGGGAAACCTATAAAAAGGAACACTCTTTAACAGATGATAAGAAGAGTAATTTTATGAAACACGGAACCATTTACGGCAAAAAATACTGTGTAAAGACTGATTATGGAGAGTGGGATAATGATTTTACACTTGAAATCCTGGAACAGTTTATTTGTGAATATTATAAAAAATTAAGAGCTGGTGGAACTCTTATTATCTTCTTTGATTTGTGGAAAATTACCCTGTTGAAAGATATTATGGAAAAACATAAATTTAAACAAATAAGATTAATTGAATGGATAAAAACAAACCCACAGCCCTTGAACTCGTCTGTAAATTATCTAACAAATTGCCGTGAGATTGCCTTAATTGGTGTAAAAGGAAGCAAACCAACCTTTAATAGTAAATATGATAATGGTATCTATATGTTTCCCCTTCAAGGTGGTAAAAATAGATTTCATCCAACCCAGAAAAGTCTACCCCTATTTGAAGATTTAATTAAAAAACATTCAAATGAAAATGATATTGTTCTGGATACTTTCTTGGGTGGAGGAACAACCGCGATTGCTTGCAAAAATACGAAACGACGCTTTAAAGGTTGTGAGATATCACCTGAATATTTTGAAAAAGTTATGACACTAATTTAATATTTTTTATAAAATTGATTTAAAACATAAAGTGGTCTATATTTTAAATACTTAAGATGAATACAGAAATGACGGATATAACCCCCAAAATTTTAACGGAAGATACAGGGAAAATATTTGAGATGGCAATATGTTTGGCGTATGATATACCCTATATTGGGAAATATAAGTATAGTATGGAGAGTGCAGAAAAACTTAAACCGCGTCTTAATAAGTTATGTGAGTTATTTCCAATGTGTAGACATACGGCAGAAAAGGGTTCAAGATATGATTTTACTTCTTTAATGGAAACAGAACATCTTTCTGCGAAAACAACCAAAAAAGGCGTAGGAAAGGTTGCTCCGCAAGTTATAGGACAGTGTCAACCAAAAAAATTCTGTGAAATTGTAGGCGTTGAATATACAACGAATCGGAATCTAAAAGAGTATATTCAAACCAATATATTAACTATACTTCCTATTCTTGTAACTTATACCTTTGATTGTCCTAATATTTACTATAATCGCCAAGAAGATACAATTCGGTACATTACCTTAAATAATGATATTGAGTGGGATAAATATAACTTTAAATGGACGTGTGATTTTAATAAATGGAAAAATTCAACAACTTTAAAAGTTATAACACAAGAAAAGGAGTTGGCTCTTCTTGAGTTTCAATTTCATACAAAAAGCAGGACCAATATGGTGATTCGTTGGTGCTACGAAAATTTCTTAACTATATTCAATGATAATTTATCTGTTATAAAATTGAATTAGATAGAATAGAATATTTTAGGGTAAGATGAGTTCTCTTATTATTTCCTCCCATATTCCAGAAACGATTTCAATTTCTTATGTGGATATTCCAAATGACATTAATAGTTACTTTATAAATTACGCGAAAAAACAATTAGAGGGTCGGTGCAGAAAGGAAGGATATATCTATCCAAATACTCTCTCGGTTAAAAGTCATTCAACAGGGATTCTATTTGGAGATAGAGTAAAGTATGACGTTGTTTTTTCGGGTGAAGTTTGTAACCCAGAAATAAATACGAACGTAGACTGTAAAATTATTAACATCACAAAAATAGGAATACGCGCCATTATTAGTGATGTTAACAATCCAATGATTTTGTTCATTAGCAGAGAACATAACCAAACAAAAGACTTTGATGATTATAGTGTGAATCAGATTATAAACGTAAGAATACTTGGTACTAGGTTTGAAATCTATGATACTTATATATCTGTGATTGCAGAAATTAACTAATCTCGTAAAGTTATTTAAATAATTAACTCTAATTTTTATTATGTGTACAAAGGACCTTGAGAAAATGTGCCGAACAATAGATACATTTTCAAAGGAAGAACATATTAATATTCTAAAGGTTATTGTGGAGACAGACACTACAAGAGTGAGTGAAAATAACAACGGGACCTTTATTCATATGGAAGATTTGTCTGATGAAACATTAACCAATATCCAAAAGTATATAGATTATGTTCTTTTGAAAGAAGGAGACATACAAAAGATTGAGGATACAAAGGAAAAAATAAAAAAGGATATAAATGAATACGCATATCCTAATTAGATGCTTACGACTGACAAGGTTTCGCCATTCTTTTTGAAATCTAGATTTGATATTCCAGATTTCAAAAAAAAGAGAATAAATATATCTATAAAGGACCATCTTTTTTATTCCATTTTTACAAAAGCAAACGCTATTGACATTACAGATATTAATTCTTTACATTATAATGAACTTAATGAAAAAATGAAGATTGCCGAATCTATTGAAAAGATTAAATTTAAGAATAAAGAGAATATTATGAACAATTTAATGTATGATAAACAAATAGACCTATTTACATTGAGTGTTTTATGCATCCATTATAAATTAAACCTTATTTTTATTAAATCTCAAACATATGTTCGTTTTGAAAACTCTGATAAACCCTATTTATTTATGAATGAGTCCTATAAGTTTGTAGATAAGACAATGGAAGATATAAATGAACTTCTTGAAATATCTTTGGATAAACCCTTGAAATCTATTACTTATTATAAATTAGCCGATTTGCAAGATATGGCTAAAAGACTAAATCTACCCGTTGAAAAAAATAAAAAGGCGGAACTATATGAATCTATCAAATGTATATTAACAAAATTATATAAAATTGAATGATTTAATAAATATATCTATATATATAGAATGCAAAATTTATCATCTGCTTTATTTGTATATGAAAGTATATTGAATTTCAAGTTTGATAAAAGAACATCAAAACCTATAGAGGAGTATGATGTTAGATTACCTAATACAAATGTAGAGTGTGAGGTAAGATTTTCAAAGATTGATAAGTTGCGGTTTGAAAGAGTCTATAAAGCATTGCTTTCTTATGGATTTAAAAAACATTCCGATGGATATCAATTAAAGATTATGCACTATCACGAACCCGCTTCAAAGGTTAGGTGTGAAATAAATGATTTAACACAAATTCGCGAATTCTGTAAGACAAATATACTACCTGATAAGACAAATTATGTTTTAAAACAGAAATTTACAGAGTATCCCAATTATTATGATAACAAAGACTTTAATTTTAGAGTTGCTATACAAAAAGAATTCACTCTAGACCATTCGGATAAGATTGTCTCGGATATTTTAAATGAATGGGCTACCATAGAAAAGTCATTTCGTTATATGAATCGTATCACTCTCATTCATCCGGATATCAAAGGATTGCAGGTTGACCTAAGTATAGTTAAGGCGGTTTTGAATAATGGTGCGCTTGTAAAAGAGAAGAAATTCTCTACAAGTAAACTCTTTTCCCAGCCAGAAACTTATGAAATAGAGATTGAATTAGTAGACCTTAAATACAATCAGACAAATATGCCTATTGTTCTTAAAAATTTACAAAAAATTATAAGGTATGTTTGCATAGGTGTACAAGATTCTAACTTTCCTATTAAAGAAATGGAGCAAAATGAAATACTAATGGAATATTGTTCGCTTATAAAAATTGCCGACAAAGGTCAAAAGATAACCAATCGTTTATTTATAGGTCCATCTTCTTATACTTTGCAAAAGGTTAATTTAATAGATGACCCTGAAAATAATACTCCGTGTGTATTAAAAGACTTTTGTGTAACTGAAAAAGCGGATGGCATAAGAAAAATGTGTTTTGTCTCAAAGAAGGGACGCATCTATCTAATAGATACAAATATGAAGGTACAATATACCGGGTCGTTTTGCTCTGAGACAAGTTTATTTGATTCTTTATTAGACGGCGAATATATTCAATCGGGACACAATAAGGCGTTTATTAATTTGTATGGAGCGTTTGACATCTATTACTATAACGGAAAAAACTGTAGAGCAGAACCATTTTATAACAAGGTAAATAAAAAGAATAGGTATAATTTGTTAAAAGACTTTATTCAAAAATTAAATTCCTCTATACAACACGATTCTCCTATTCATAAAATACGCTTTATGAAAAAGGATTTCTTTATGACCGACGTAAATTCCATAATGGAATCTTGTCAAAAGATATATGGGAATAATGAAGCAGGTCTTTATGAATATGAAGTAGATGGAATCATATTTACCTCTATGAGTTTAGGAGTTGGAATGGAAACGCCTCAAGATACCATCAAAAATTATAAGTACACTTGGGGGCACAGTTTTAAATGGAAGCCTCCAGAGTTTAATACCATTGACTTTTTGGTAGAAGTAAAACAAAAACAAGGCTCTGATGAGATACAGTATTTGCCTTCTACAAAAAATAATACAATTGTACCGTATAAAATTATTAACCTCTTTGTGGGTCACGACCCTAAAATACACGGTCTTATTAACCCTCAGGACATTCTCTTTAAAGGAAATATACCCAAAAATGACAAGTCTGAATACACAAAGACATTGTTTGTACCAACTAGCCCCTATGACTCCTTCGCCAACATTTGTTATATTCCCTTGCAAGATGATATTAGTGGAGACATCAAAATGTTTACAGAAAATAATGAAGTCATTGAAACAAATATGATTGTTGAATTTAAGTATATCTTTACAGATGACAAGAGATTTAGATGGGTTCCTCTAAGAGTTCGGTATGATAAGACGGCTGAACTAAGACAAACGGGCAAACAGTTTGGTAATGCATTTAATGTAGCCAATAATAATTGGTATACAATTCACAATCCAATTACAAAAGATATGTTAACAGATAAGGACCTTAAAATAGAGTTTAATGATATTGAAGACCAATCCGTTTATTACAATAGAGTGTCCGGTGACTCCCTGACAGTAAATTTACGTAAGTTCCATAACATAAACGTGAAAATGGTTTTATACGATGGAGTTATGCACAAAAATTGCCTCTTAATTGATTACGCGGTTGGAAAAGGAGGCGATATATCTAAATGGCTAAAAAATAGCCCCAAATTTGTGTTGGGTATTGATATTTCAAAGGATAATATTCACAATGTAAAAGATGGCGCGTGTGTAAGATATTTGCAAAGAAAAAAAGAAAAGAGGAACATCTTTGACGCTCTGTTTATTTGCGGAGATACCAGTAAACTTATTTTAAAGGAGGATTTTGCACAAACAGATGACCCAGAGGAGGAGGAAACTACAAAGTTTGTCTTTCAACAAGTAATGGGTGTTAAAAACAAGAGCAGTAAAAAGGGTGCTTATGTTGAAAAACTATACGGAGTTGGCGCGCAATTGTTTGATGTTGGTACCATTCAATTTGCACTTCATTATATGTTTAAAGATAAGAATACATTTCACAACTTTATGAAAAATTGTTCTGATACCATTAAAGAGGGCGGGTATTTAATCGGAACTTGTTACGACGGTATGAAAATATTCAATCGTTTGTCAACAAAAGATTACAATGATAAAATAGAAATTTATAAATCTGAAAATGAAGGAGATAAAAATATGGAAAAGAAAAAGATTTGGTCTATTACTAAAAAGTATAATAATAGCGAGTTCAATGGAGATGCGGATTCGTTGGGATTAACCATTTCTGTCTATCAAGAAACCATTAATAAAGAAGCCGAAGAATATTTGGTTCATTTCCCTTATTTTATAGAAACTATGAAACAGTATGGATTTGAAATAGAAAGTAAAATTCCGGGAATGGATATTCAAGGATATGGCGACTTTAGTGTTTTGTATGAGCATATGTTAAAAACTTCTCCACCCGAGTCTCAGTTTATTATGGATGATAAAGAAAAGGAAATATCTTTCTTAAATAAGTATTTTATATTCAAGAAAGTAAGAAGAGTGAATACAAACCTTGTACACGATGGTTTTACTATCAATCACGAACAGCCTTATCTAAATAAGATTGGCGTTCCTAAAAAGCTAAATAGAATAATTATTTTAACAAAATAGAGACATTTTATATATATAGAATAATGAATAGTTATAGTGTCTCAGACACATTAAATATAATTGATGATAGTTCCATCAAACTTAGAATCGTGGAACGTACCTATTACAATGAAACTCTGCGTAGTTATATACATAAACTTAAAACAGAAATAGATTTTTATATTACAGAATGGGAGAAAAATAAAAGATATCTCAATCCTTACGAGTTTGTAAATACTCCATTTGATACATTTACACCAAGCGTTTGTTTATATAAACCGATATCTCGTGCATTTTTTAAACTTACTGAGATTTTAAACACATTTCCCTTTCATTTTCCAAAAAATATGTCAAGCTTTCATTTGGCAGAAGGTCCAGGCGGATTCATAGAGGCGATACAAAATTTACGTAAAAACAAAGAAGATATTTATTATGGGATGACTTTATTAAATGATGATAAAGATGTCCCTATATGGAACAAATGCGAGAAGTATTTAATGAAAAATTCCGAAAATATAATTCTAGAGACGGGAGATGGGACAGGTAATTTATTTCATTTAGAGAATTTATTATATATAAAGAATAAATTTTCCGAAAAGATGGATTTTATAACAGGTGATGGAGGCTTTGATTTTAGTGTTGATTTTAATAATCAAGAAGAAAATTCTATCAATTTAATCTTTGCAGAAATATGTTTTGCTATTATTATGCAAAAAAAGGGAGGTTCATTTGTATTGAAACTGTTTGATACCTTTAGTTCAACTACAAACGAACTAATCTATTTACTTACTTATTTGTATGAAGATGTTATTATTACAAAGCCTGTGATGAGTAGGCCAGCAAACTCTGAAAAATATATTGTTTGTTTGAATTTTAAAAGAGTTCATAACTTGTCTGCTATTATTGATAATTTAATATCCATCTTTCCATCTATAAAGGAAATCCCTATTCAATCCTTTCTTAATTTGGAAATGTCAAACATTTTTATTTCCAAGATGAAAGAAATTAATTCAATCTTTGGTCAATCACAACTCACTAATATTTTAGCAACTCTTACGTATATTAGCGATGAAAATAAATATGAAAAAATAGAACAAATCAAAAGGTCTCATATTAATAAATGCATAAAGTGGTGTAAAAAAAACAATATGATTATCAAT